ATCTGAATAACAGCGTTTTCCAACGATGTTTCATTCAAGTCGGCAGGAGTAGATGGGATGTTGCTGTTAGTACCACCGGAGACCAAGGGGTGTGCGCTAGAGAACAAAGCGACGCCGTCACCACCTGTGTAGGCAGCTGAGAAGCCGTTGTTCAACACCGCAGCAGCTTTTACTTGCTTGGTGTAAGCCATGGCGCGAGCCAGACCTTTGGTGTAACGAGCAGACAGTGAGTCATACAAGTTATCTTCAATGGCTTCTTCAGTCAAGCTGAAGCCCAAAGCGATGGTTTCGTGGTTGTAACGAGCAGTCCATGCTTCTTGTGCATTGTCATAAGCGATGGCAGAGCCCTCGTTCTTAACAGGTGCAGCTGAGAAACCAGACAGCTTTGTTTCTTCCTCGAATGAACGCTCAGAGGTCTCTGTTTCGTAGATCTCTTTGTGCTCTTCGCCGTAACGTGCATACTCTAAACCGAACAATGCGTTCAAGCCTGGGAGCAGCTCTTTCAATAGTTGTGCGCGTGAAATAGCCATGATTTAGCTCCTTATGCTACGTAATAGCGGTGTGCGCCGAAGTTGAACTTAACCAACACTTCGGGGGTTACGACCAGTGCAACAGTACCGACGACTTGGGTTGTTACCGCAGTCACAGTAAGAGTTGTACTACCAGTGGTTGTTACAGTAGAAGCAGCGCTCAAAGTAGCGCCTGTGAACTGCAACTGACCATTTACCACGTTGTACACGTCAGTACCGATTGGCAAGAAAGCGCCAACAGGCAAGCCTGAAACCACAACAGAAGTGGCGGATGGAGCACCACCAGACACGTATGTTGAAGAATAGCTTTCTTGTGTATCGGGAACCAAGTTCAACACGCGGAAACCACCACCAGAAGCGTTAGCAGACGCGCCGACAACAGACATGCTACTGTTGCCAGTAGATGCAGAGCCAACTTGTGTGCCGCCAGCCATGTTAGCGCCAACGAGAATTGAAGAAGCTGAACCAATAGTTGTACCACCAGCGGTAGTAGTAACAGCGATTTTCATCACTTGGTCAGGATCGTCACCGACGATTGCAGTAATGTCACCAGCAGTTACGTTAGCTGGGTAGTACTGTGAGAATAGACGTTGCTTAGTCGTAGGGTTTGTGTAATAGCAACCCAAGAAAACACCGACCGTTGTATTGGTAGTGCTAACAGGGTAAGTTGCAATCACAACATAACCAGCTGACAAAGTAACCAGATCACCGTAATACAGAGCGGTGCCATAGTTGTACTGGATAGGTAGATTTCTAGTCGATCCAGCAAATACTTGGCCACCGATCAGGTTTACGGGCTTTGCGCCGTAAGGGGCTGAGACAGTTGGATAAGTCATTTAAGACTCCTATATAAAATTTAAGAACCTTTGCCAAAGCTCGTCGTGGACTTCCGCTCATTGAAGATCGGCATCCGCGCATCGCTCTGACGCATTAAATTGTTATCTACAGCCTCTTCCTGTGCTCGTGTCATATCAGCAAAGTGTTTCGTTCGCTGACCAACAAACTCAGAAGGAGTCTTGCAAAGTAACAATCCGCCAATCTCAATGCTGTCTTTAAAACGGCTATTGGGATCAACTAGCAGTTGAAATTTAGGTTGCTCTTCTACACTTACCACCTCCCAACCTTCGCGCAATTTAGCGGAGAGGTTACGAGGATCAGCATTGTTCAAAGTAGACACCCGAATCCATCTGTACGCAAAGCCCGGAGCCTTATCGGGTTCCGGTAGAAGTTCCGCCTGCTGCCACTGCTTGGGGCGCTCTTGGGTAGTTCTATTTGTAATCTCGCGTTGTAATCTGCTTTCAGCCATTTAGGCCTCCAATTTCATAAGTTCACGAGCATATTGCTCGTTGGTTAATCCAAATTTCTTTGCCAAGCCCACCTGCGTCTTAGAAAGAACTACTTTTTTAGGAGCAGTACTCCTCTTAGCTGGTGCGACCACCGTGCTTGGTTTTGTACGTTGAGGTTTATCTTCCTCTTCGTTGTAAGTAGTGCCAAATTCTTCTGGGAACCGGCGCTGAACTTCTTTATCTATCGCTGCATAGTACTCATCAGTACCAATGAAGCCTCGACCATATCTAGCCTCTAAATCCTCATGGATACCTTCAGCATATCTGCGCATAGATCGTTTATTTTGATCAACGAACCATGGGTTTTTTGACACCCATGACGCAACTTTCGGGTCCATTTGAGGGTTTTGAGACCTCTGTGGTGTGATTTGTACATCATTTTCTTCGTTTTGTACAGTAGGTTTGAAATTTTTTGCTTTATCGAGCTTAAGCTGAGCACGGATCATCTCCTGCTGAGCTTCAAGTAACTTATCGGAATCACCCGAGTCGTAGGCTTCTTTGTAGTTACGGCTGGCTTTATCAACTTCCATTTCAGCGCTAGACTGATATGTAGAAATAAGCTCTTTTTCGCCTGATTGCAGGACGTTTTTAAGCTTACGGTTTTCGTCAAGAATACGTTGTGCAACGGCTAAAGCCTCTTGTTGCTCACGTAATGCAGCCTCTTTCTCCCTACGCTCGTCGTGCCAAGCCTTCTTGTACTGCTTAAATTTAAGCTTTACGTTATGGGAGTAATCTTCAGAGTCGTCGGCTTTCTCCAAGTCCTCTTTAATACTGCTCGGAAGAGGTTCTACAAACCGGTCTTCAGGGGGAGTATCGTCTTTTACGTCGATATTAATATCTACGTCATCGCCCTCAACAGAGATATCTAGGGTATCTTCGGGTTTACCCTTATCTTCTTCGTCGGGGAACTTATAGCTATCGCTAAATTTAGGCATGTGCGCTCCTTATTTGCGTTTTATGCCGCGTGGATCGTCAACAATACCTTCTACAGTATCGTCGTTGATGATGCGGAACTCTCTACCGTGGATGACCAGTCGTGAGCCAGCGTAAGGCCGGACCAAAACAAAGTCGCCTTGTTTACACCAAGGTCCCGTTGGGAACTTTGTTGTATCTTTGTAACAGTCTGGGCCAAGCTCAACGACAAACAAGACCGTTGTGAGGGTCTCTTCGTTGCGCATGGTTTCGTCTGCTTTAATCAAACCAGCTTCACTCTCTTCAAACTGCTTCTCCGCCTCAGGAATTGCGCACAGAATGCGGTAGCCTGATGGTTTAGGTAGCTGTTTTGCTTTCTCTTCCGCTTTTTTGTGCATCAGTGCTGATAGATCAACGACCTTGCTCAAGTCCAGCGTAGGTAAATCACTCATCCGAGTTCTCCAAGTTTTTTGTCAGGTCTGCAATGTTTCTGCGAGCTGTGAGTAGACCTGTGATAACCCCACATTTATTGCAGTACTCCTCGTAAGACTTAGCAGATTTGGCTCCTAAGTCTTCCTCGATTTGTTTGATGCTTGCATCAATTTGCTGGATCAAAAGATCCATTGCTTGTCTAGTTTGATACATCAGTTACCTTCCTTTGGCTTCTGCTGTTTCGATCGGCTCTCCGCATTCATGCGGGCAATCCTCTCTTGATTAGCCAACATCATCTGGTGCTTCTGTAGCTCCATGCCGGTTGTAAAGCCCGCCTGCTCATGCGTGTGATCACGTTGCTGTTTGTCAGCCTGCGCCTTCATCGCAATCTTCACGCCTTCAGTTTCCTGCTGTGCGTTAATCCGCTCACGCTCGATCTGAAGCTGAGCTTGTTTGAGCATGACATCTGCTTGATCTTTAGCCGCCTTACGCTGGTTCTCTTGCGCCTTGAGCTGAAGCTCTTGCTGCTGCAACTGAATGAGCGGATCTTCTTGCATCTGCTTGTTCTTCTGCTGTTGAGCTTGCTGCTGACTCTGCTGTAAGAGCTGTTGTGCAGCTTGTGCAGCCATCTGAGATATCTGAACCTCCATCTCTGGAGACATCTCAACTTCATCCGCATCTTCTTGGTACGGAGGCAGTGTTTGACCCATCTGCTGCTCAATCTGCTTGCGCATCTCCATACCTAAATGTTCAGCAACGTGAGCAGATCCTACCGCCATAAGCTGCTGCGCCAATTGAGGACTCTGACCCAACATCTGTTGGATACGAGGATCTTGGGCCATGGCCATGTGAACAGCAATGTGAGCTTTATGATCTTGATACAGGAACGCTTTAACAGGCTTGTTATTGAGCATGTTTTGGTTCTCTGTAACTGGGTCACGAGGCTTCATGTCGTCACTCATCGGCACAAGTTTCTGGTAGTTCTTGATACCCAATACATCAAGCATCTGACGATGCAAGAGAGGTAAGTCATACAACTGTGGAGCTGTCTGCGCAAGCTGCAGCGCAGCCTGATACTGAACAACTTTCTGAGCCATCGTCGCAGCGTTGGGATCACTCACTGGGATGATGTCAACTTGGTCGTAGTCAGACTGCTTCGCACGACGACTGCCTTCTTCTGGCTCGTAACTGTACGTAGGTGGCGTATAGTCGCGGATGATTACTTTCAAGAGCTTGAACTCTTGTTTCATTGAGTAGTGGATGCGAGACTGAACAGCACTCATCGTTTTGAGCTGACGCTCAAGGATAGCCAACGTAGTACCCACAGGAGCTTGAGCACTCATGTCCGATGTCTGCAACTCCACGGCTCCCGCAAACTTGCGTCCTTCATCAATGATCTGATTTAAGAGCGCCGCCAAGACTTGTGATGGCTCCTTGTATGGCAGGGGCATGATGTTGTCACGCATCGTGCCGCTAGGAACGTCTACATCACGGAACTCGCCGGGGGAGATCGGGGTGTCGTCGCCTTTGGTGCGTAGTCCTCGAGTTTTAAATCCCCCGGGTAGATTAGATAGAGTTCCAGCGTCCACCAACTGACGAAGAATAGAAGTACCAGATTTAGCAAAAGCACCAATAAGATGGACAAGGCCAAAATTATAAAAACCAAACCCGGGAATGTAACCGTAGTGGACGAAGTGTGTGCGTTTTTGGCAGAGGTCGTCGTCCGGTTCCCAGTTGCGGCGGATCGCAAGGATGTTCGTTGTACCCTTCTCAATCGTGACGATGTATGGGAGCGCAATCCCCGTCTCTTTGCCTGTGTCTTCGTCTTTATGCTCATAGCCTTTGAGGTCTAAATCAACCTGCATCTCCAAGAGTTTAAATCGGTCATCTTGCGTTGCACGAAAGCCCATCTTCTCAGCAATACGTTTCTCTACTTCATCCATCGTCT